TCAAACTCTGTTTCTCTATCAATAGGTTTTGCATAATTATCTATTGGATTATCCTTTAACCATTTTCTAGCTTTTAGTTCTAATTTTTCTCCTACTAATTCATCATAAGTAGCAATCTTAGAACTTTTGTTTCCTCTCTTTGCTATATCTTCTAAATCAGATTTAAAATATACAAATTCATCATCAGCTAATAAACCATCTTTACCTGTAAATTTATATGCTTTAACAGTTTCTTTTGCTTTATAAAAATAACTTTCAGTCATATTAAGAGTATTACTTTCTAAATATTTTATAGCGTCTGCAAATTTATTTTCTTTTAATAATTTTCTTAATTCTTCATCTACAAAAGGTTTTGTTGAACTACCAAAACCAACGTCTCTACTCTCGTATGCGTCTCTTACTGCGTCTTGTTTATATCTAGTAAAAGTTTTAAACAGTGGGTCTTTTGTTGCTTCTGTTAATGTTTCATATTTATCAGCAAAATCCTGTGCTTCAATTTTTTCTATATCTCTTTTATTGTTCTTTTTTGTTATAAATTCATTTTGTTCTTGTAGTATTCTGTCATCAATTTTTTCTCTAATTACATCTAAATCATCTTTGATAGATAAATTTTTGTCTAATGTATCTGTACCTAATTGAACATTTTTAGGAAGTTCTCTTAATAATTTTTCTGCAAATTCTAAGTCACCAGTGTTAGTAGCATAATCTGTAAGTGCTTCTATAAAATATTCTCTTGCAGTAAGATTACCTAAACCATTTGAAGTTTTATCTTTTATAAATAATTCAATACCATCACCAATCTCAGACATTGATTTATTTGGGTCAAAGAAACCTTGAACACCCTCTTTAAATAATATTTTATAATCTTCTTTTATTTTACCCATTTGTGATTGAACGTGGGTATTAAATAAAGAATTTCTTGTTCCTGAAGTTTTAGTAAAGAAACCTTGTTCTAATTTTTCAGGACTAAATAAACCTAGATTATTTTCTTGTACGAATTTTGTTAGTTCATCATTATAAAATTTATCAAAAGCATTTGGGTCAGGATTTTCTAATACATTCATTTCTACATATTTTTGAGAAACAATACTTTTAAATTTTTGTGCTTTTGAATTTAAATCTAACTCTTGTAATTTTTGTATGTAGTATGGATTAGCTTCTTTTGGAATATTACCTTGTTCTACTTGTTTAGAAAACTTTGCCTTATTTTCGTTATAATCTTTTATTGCTTGTGCTTCATTTTCTTTTTTAACTTTTTCTTCTTTTTGAATTACTAAATCAGTTCCTGCACCTGCAACAAATCTATCTAAAGACTTTGTAAATATTTCTACTGTTGGGTCTACAGGTTTTGCTTCTGGTTTATAGAATAAATTAAAATCAGTAGAAAGAACTTTAGGTAATTCTGCTTGAAGATTTAATTCTGGTGTAGTTCTTTTCTTAGCCATTATATTCCAATACTCCCATCAGGATAAACTCGTTGTCCATAAATATTTGTAGTTGAACCACTGTTATTACCAAGATTAGGTTGGGAAGCGTCAGGATTTAATCCTCTAGCGTCTTTCATTGCTTGAACACCATAATAAGTATTAGCAACATTTAATGCACTAGATACAAATAATAAGTTTGGATTTGGTGGTTGAACATAAGTTGATTGTGCTTTCTGTCCAAATTGAATTGCTTCTAAATTTCTTTCAAATTGATTTACGTTTAACGCTAAGTTTCTTTGTAAAGCAGAATTATAATTACCCTCAGTTCGGTAATAATCTCTCATTAAACTCTCTTGTGAGCCAGATAAAGCTAATCCCTCTGAACCTGCAACAAATCTTGCTCTAGCTTTTTTAGACCTAATACTTGCTTCAAATCCTTTTTGAGAACTTTTAGCTATTTCTTGTCTAATTTTTAATTGTTCAGTTGCATATCTTCTAATAGCGTTTTGTCTTGCAATTTCATTCTGTCTTTTCTGTGCTTCATACTGGGCTTTTTGCTGTGCTTTCGCCTGTTGAAATTGTAAAAAAGACGACCCTGCACTTGCTATTAAAAGTGCCGTTGTTGGTTCTACACACATATTTTTATAAACTCATAAAAGGGTTTTTGAGATACTCCATATTTAATTTTTCGTAAAAATTTAAATCCACACCATTTAAGCCATCTGATATGTAGTTCATTTCTACAATCAACAAAGTTCCATAGCATTGGATATTGTTTGTTTAAAAAGTCTACGACCTTTCTGCTTTCTCGTAAGAAAGAAAATCGTATTCTAAATATTTCTTCTGACGCTAATAACCATATAGCACCTCGTTTACTTACTCCAAACATACCTACTGGTACATCATCTTTGTCTACAATAGTAAAACAAACTTCTGAGGACACGTATGATTTAATTAACCCACCATAAGGTGTTAATCCTGTTGCGTCTAAAATTTCTCTTTTATCTTCATAACGAAGTCTGTCTGCTAAGTAATTGCAATCTTCGTGTCTAGATAAACGAAATCCGTTAAATTCTTGTTGTTGCTGTGACATAGAAACCTTGCCAACTTGCATTTATAAAGTTGCTCGGTAAGTGACTATTATTTTTTAGTTTGACTGTTAGCTTATCATTTTCAGATTGTACTGCAAAATCAAAATCTCCATCTTCTAAATTGATTGTTCCTGTAAGACCTGAACCTAAAACCGTACCTGTAAAAGTTGAGTTAGAAGTATTACGCCCTACTGGTGTCACCTCTGTCGTAAAAAATCCTGTATCATTAAAAGAAACCGACCAGTTTCTAATTTGTAATCTACCCTCTTTTACTGATATTCTACTTCCTACACTATCAGCTACTTGGATAAATTGTTGAGAGAATTGAAACTCAAATTCATATTGCTCTCCTATGAAAAAATTCTGTGCAGTTATATCACCAGAAACTACAATACTTGTTCCTGATTGACTAATTGTGGCAATTTCTTGTCCTGCCTTATTTGAAGCACCAGACCTACCTACAACTTTCATAGTGTTATTTAGTGTGTAAGGTAGTGTTATTGTTGTCTGGTTTGTTCCTGCGTTATAACTTTCTGTAATCTGAGTGTTGTTAATTTTTCTATCTAAGTGAGTAAGATAAGTTTCTCCTGTATCTGTAAGTGCAGGTGAAACATCAATTGTTTCTAAGTAAACTCCATCACTTCTTTCATTTACAATAAATAAAGTATTTTCAATAAAATCAATATTTAATATTTTATCTGAAGTAGTAGTTCCATAAGTCCACTTATGCCACGCAGATTGTAGTCTTTTATTTTGTGCTACATAATATTGAAAGACATACAAAGCATTTTCTTCGTTGCTTGATAAAGCTATCAATATATTTTCAGTAGTAGAAGTAGCTAGTTTAAAAACATTAGCAGGTACAAACTTAGGTACGTTTGCTGTTATGTCATCTGCTTTCTTTGTATCTGTATCAGACGCTACGAAAAATTCTCTTACTCCTGAAAAGTTTCCTTTGTTAAAAGTAAAGAAGACATTTGAACCTGAACCTACAGGTTTTACTCTTTTGTCTGCTTCAAATTCTGTAGTCACATTTATAGAAATATTACTTGCTGTTAGTGTTGCACCACCAGTCACCATAAATTGTGATTGCTCTGAGAATAGTAAAAGTTCTTCATCAAAAGAAACTGCGTGTTGTAGTATACTTACTTTAGTGTGAGTACTAGCAACATCTATTGGGTCAGTATCTAATGCTGAAGTCACTGTTTCAGGAAAGAACTCAAAGAACTCTCCACTTCTAGACATAATTACATTTTCATCTGCAAGTACACCTAGTCTATTTCTATGAAAGAAAATATCATTCATCTTCTTTCCTATAAAACTAGGGTCAGGTGCAGAGTTTAAGTCTCCTGCCACTCTGCTACCCAACGCAGGAACATCATATTGAGTTCCACTGATGGTGTAATTACTGCCATCAATTTGGGTAAATCTAAAATTTCCGTCAGCAGTTCTAATTAATATATGAGGAAATTTAGTATTTTTAATATTTGTTGGTGTTGCAGGTTTTAAAGTTTCTTCCCACAAATCAGTATTATATTTTACAAAATAATTATCAAAATTATTAGAAGCGTCACCAGTCACTTCAACAACCATTCCATTAATTGCAGGTTGTGGTAAGTCAGAAAAGTTTTGAACTTTATCTTTTACAACTTGTGAAGCGTCATCACCAAATCCATCAGAAGCAGATATATTTAAAGTTCCTGAAGATTTAGTTATTGAAAAACTACTGTCTCCAATATTGGCTAAAGTTATTCCTGACGGACTTCCGATTGCACTTTTTAATCCATCACGAATAGCTTTAGTATCTGTGTTTGACGAAGTAAACGTAGTCGTAGTTCCGTCAATTGTTATTGAATACGGTGTACTATTAACACCTTGTAATACTGAATAAACTGCTTGTTCTACTTTAGCAGGACTTGTTGTTGTGTCCATTTCACAGGCAATGCTTTTATTTAAAACAAAAGTATTGTCAGCTACAGTGACTAAAACAAAATCATTTTTAGGGTCTGAAGAAGTCAAGTATGCAGAAGCACCAGTTTGATTGACTACTGTTTTC